AAGATAAGAATAGATGATCTTAAAACTTTTCAGCCTCTTACTGATAATCAAAAAATATTTTTTGATGCCTATAAAAGAGGAGATTATTTTGTAGCACTTCATGGAGTAGCAGGAACTGGTAAAACATTCTGTGCACTTTATAAAGCAATTGAAGAAGTTCTCGATAAATCAAATCCATTCAATAAAATAATCATTGTTCGTTCTGCTGTTCAATCTCGTGAAATTGGACATCTTCCTGGTAGTGTTGATGAGAAAATGGAAATCTATCAGCAACCATATCGTCAGATATGTGAAACTCTCTTTGGTCGAAGAGATGCATGGGATAGGTTAGAGGAACAAAACCATATAGAGTTTATCTCTACATCATTCATTCGCGGTATGTCTTTTGATGACGCTATTATTATCGTGGATGAAATGCAAAATATGACATTTGAAGAAATCGATACTGTTATGACTCGTGTTGGTTATCGCTCTAAAATTATTTGGTGTGGCGATTATCGTCAGACTGATCTAAATAAAAAGAAGAATGACGTAAGTGGTATCTTAAAATTCTTCGATATTGCATATCATATGGATGCGTTTACGAAAATTGAATTTACTGTAAACGACATTGTTCGCAGTTCCCTAGTTAAGGATTACATCCTTGCAAAATTGAAATATGAAGACCATATTGAATGATAACACATATACATCATGATATCGCTAAACTCAAGCGTATTGATTCCGACAAAGGTAGAGTCTACCAAACACCAAACGGTAAAGCCTATCCTTCCGTCACGTCCGTCACAGGATTGCACGGAAAGGAAGCAATCTTCGCATGGCGAAAGCGAGTCGGAGAGGAAGAAGCAAACCGCGTCTCCGCTAAAGCAACAAAGCGAGGAACAAGAGTTCACTCACTTTGCGAAGACTTCCTCAATAACAAAGACGTCAACTGCGACATGTTTGAGGTCGAAACGTGGAATTCAATTGTACCTGAGTTGTGCAGAATAGATAATGTGCACTGTCTTGAAACCCAATTATATTCAGATCATCTAAGAGTTGCTGGAACTGTAGATTGTATTGCAGAATACGATGGAAGAATGTCTGTCATTGATTTTAAGACTTCCAAGAGAGCTAAAGCTCGAGACGATATTCATGGGTATTTTATGCAAACGTCTGCGTACGCAGTAATGTTTGAGGAGCGTACCGGGATTCCCGTTGATAGACTAGTTATCCTCATGACAGTAGATGAACAACCAGAAGCTTCAGTGTTTATCGAAAAGCGTGATGATTGGATTGGAAAATTTCTTGAGTTGCGTGAAGAGTACTTTAAGCTTAAAGGAAATTGATAAAATTAATTTCCACAATAATCATTGATAATATATAATAAACTATATTGCTGTATGAAGTAAAGAGAAAAGTGTTCTGGACGGGAGTTCGATTCTCCCCACCTCCACCGAAGCGCATTAGACATGCGGTCAGCACGCATCCAAATCTTTTGAGTCAGGTAGCATAGCGGTAAATGCGAGTGCGCTTCGGTGGGGGTGACTAGGTTTCGACAGGGCAAAGAGTAACAGAGTGGACAGCACATCAGCAACGATGTAAAAAGAAGAAGAAAAAGTAAACGCAAACGACTCACAGTTCGCATTAGCAGCTTAAACACTGCTTAGGGTTTCGGTTGGTTTCCTCGTAACAGAATAACCAACCAATTTCATAACTAAAAAAAAGGAATCAATATGAAATGGTCTACACCAACGGCAACGGATATGCGTTTCGGTTTTGAAATTACAATGTATATTGCAAATCGGTAATATCTAATAAATGGTTTCGATTGGTTCCCAGCTTAGCAAATAACCAATCGTATATTTTAACTAAGGAGTTTCATTTTGAATAAAATTTTATTTGTCGCATTGTCAACTTTGGCATTATCAGCATCAGCAGTAGAAGTTGGTGTAAACGGTACCCGTGATTATTCTGGCACATCTGACCGCACAGGTTATGGTGTTACACTAGGGCAAAAGTTTGGTACAATTGGAGTTGAAGCAGGTTACGACCGTTTCACACAAAGCACTAACGACCAAAATCGTTATAGTTTAGTTGCATCATATGATGTTACTAAAATTGGTCTTGTTACTATTGCTGTTAAAGGTGGTGTTGCATATTTGGACAATCAAACAAGTTCTAATGGTTATGCTGTTACTGCTGGTGTTGGTGCTTCTGTACCTGTTGCCAAGAATTTGGCAGCAACTGTCGACTACCGCCGTCAAGAAGGTCAGAGCCGTGTAAATGCATTTGATGGTAATCAAGTTGCAGTTGGTTTGAAATACTCGTTTTAATTTGAGAGTTATAGGTCTCTTCAAAACCTATCTTTAGTTAGTCCTTGCTATTCGCCAGCCACCGATACCTTAGTATCTTGTACTGAAACGATAGTGACGAAGCTGATGAATTTGATAGTTTAACTTTTTAATTTTCTAAGGAAATGATATGAAAACATTGATCGCTACAATTTTGTCCGCATTCGCTTTGACCTCTTTCGCTGCAGAGCCAGCCAAAGCACCAGCACCTGCTGCTGCACCAGCTGCAACTACTGCTCCAGCACCTGCAAAAGCAGATGCTAAGAAAGATGAGAAGAAGGTAGAGAAGAAAGCCGAAGCTAAGAAATAAGAAGTAATAAATAATAATGGGTTGATGGATCCCAATAAAACCATCATTACACACAACTCATAAACACACAAGGAGTATAACATGAGTAATATGACCCCGTTCGAGATTCGCCTTGAACTACTAAAAATGGCGAAAGACATGCTTAACGATGAATATTTCGGTAAGCGTGAACAAATTAGCAACGACTGGCATATGAAAGTCGAATCTGCTAAACTCAATGGAGGCACAATTCCTGATCATCCAGGTTTTCCTGCTATCCCAACTGAACAAGAAATTATTGTCAAAGCAACGGCACTTAATGGTTTTGTTTCAAACATCCCACTAGATATAAAGACTAATAGCAAAAAGTCCACCTGATCGGGATTAGAGGGGACGTTCGTCCCTTCTTTTACTCTAGGAGACAGTATAATGCATAAAAAAATTATTGCTATAACTGCTATAGCATTAGTGACGATATTTATCGCATATATGTACGCGATATCACATTCTAAACCGTCTGACTTACAAGTTACATTCAATTCATTTACACCAAGTACTCAAAAAGAGATTAGGTGTTTAGCTGAAAACATTTATTTCGAATCTGCGCACGAACCAGATATTGGTAAGATTGCAGTAGCATTTGTAACTATTAATAGAACTAGGAACCAAGAATTCCCATCTTCTATATGCGAGGTAGTTACACAAAAGACTAAAAGCACGTGTCAATTCTCTTGGTATTGCCAAGATAAGGAACGCAAGATGTTTCTTGACAATGTGTTAGCTCAACGAGGAGATCAGTTATATTATCATATCTTAAATTTAGCATCATTCGTATATGCTAATGTAGATAAGATAAAAGATCCAACTGACGGAGCTATATTTTATCACGCCGATTATGTAAATCCTAAATGGAAAAACGTCGAGCATAGAACCACTATCGGTCGCCACATATTTTATGTTAAAAAAGGAACAAGCATATGAAAGACTTTCTAAAGATTGATTCTGTTGTAACCATTTGTATCACACTAGTTTTATTATTCTTAGTTATTGGATCTATACACTATTACGTTAACGATAGAAATCTAATGGCCGCAAATATTCAACAAGCTATTTCAGCTGGTATTAATCCTCTTACAGTTAGATGCTCGTATGCGCGCACAGATGATGCAGTTTGTGTGGCGTATTCTTTTTCTGGAGGAACTTCGTCTACTCCTAAGAAATGATTGTTACTATATTCGTAACTAATATATAATATTACAAACAACATGGAGTACACTATGGGCGACGTTCTTGAACTTGGTAAAGCGAAAATACATTCTAATGGTCAATTTCCGCCTAAACCTATTGCACACTTGCATGAGTTTTATTTAAGTGGAGAAATTGAAGAAGCTGATACATATATGGAATGGTTTGATTTAATTCGCCATGCTGAAGAAACTGACATCGTAAAGATTTATATCAATTCTCCAGGTGGAGATTTATTCACAGCAATTCAGTTTATGAGAGTGCTTGGCGAAAGTGAAGCAACTATTATAGCTTCTGTTGAAGGCGCATGCTGCTCTGCAGCAACTATGGTTTTCTTATGTGCTGATAACTTTGAAGTAACTCCTCATTCGGTATTCATGTTCCATAATTATTCCGCTGGAGTGTTCGGAAAAGGTGGAGAAATGTTTGACCAACTTCAGCATGAAAGAAAATGGTCTGCACGCTTGATGAATGAAATCTATAAAGATTTTATGACAGAGCAGGAAATTAAATCTATGCTTGAGAATAAAGATATATGGATGGATGGTGAAGAAGTTGTAAAAAGACTTGAGAAAAGACTTGTAACTAAATCTAAAGAATTTGAAGAATCTCAAAAGCCAAAGAGAGCACCTAGGAAAAAGACTCCCGCAAAGAAAACTACAGAGAAAAAAATAAAATAGCCCTGTACAAATATTCGCATATTTGATATAATATAATTATCTGGCGTTCGTTCAACGGATAGGACATGATTCTTCTAAAGTCATTATAGAGGTTCGATTCCTCTACGCCGGACCACGTACAACCCTGTACAAATATTCGTGTTTGAGGTATAATATATTATGATTAACGTACACTTTCAGCGTAAAATTGCAGCTGATGAATTATGGGACACATTGTTCTTTGCAACTGGTACAATGCCAGTTAAGCAAAAAACTCCAGAATTTCGCATGCTTGAAGTTCCTGGTATCAAAGTTAAGATTATGAATTTTCGTAACATCGTAGTAAATGGCGATAAGTGCAAGTCTGTTTCTGAAGCTAAGTACATTGTTCAGGATATCATCTCGTGATTTACGTATCAATCCCCAAACGCAAGCCAAAGAAACCTACAGCAGTGCAACGTCAACTTGTTGCTGAGTGGGAAGCTATTGTCAAGAAATACGAGCCCAAGAAAAAGCTTGCGTCTAATATTGTCGCCTCTGCGTCTATTCTAAATCCAAAGCCCCATGTTCGCGACACCGGTCCACGTCTTCCAAGTCGTGACACTGGTCAAGGTATTGCTTCGTCTAAGCCTACGATGTATTACACTGGTACTAAAATGATTGGCATTGGTACTCTACACAAATCAAACGCTGTTCCAGTCTTTAGTGACGAGGAAGCTATTGAGATAGCAAAAATGCGTCGTGGCTGATGTACATATATTCACAACTGGTATATAATAACTTATGAACAGAAAACAAATCGAATCACAAATCGTTATGGCACATACCTTTAACGATAAGTCTGAAATTCAAAAGATCTACATTAATCTAATTAACTATCGAAGTAGACTAGATCGCTGGTTCAACAAATATCTCGACATGTTTGATGAACAAATGAACGCGTCTAAGAACACTGATCCAGTGTGGAGATTATATAACGCAAAATCTGAAGAGTACTCAGATGTAAATATGTCTATTAAAACAGCAGAATACTACTTAAAGAAACCATAATATGTTCAAAGGCGCATCAGCATTTTCCATTCACATCGAAGAGATAGCGAATAAAAGCAGAATGTCACATATGGATGCAGTACTGAAATACTGCAAAGAAAATTTTCTTGAACCAGATGACATAAAACATCTTATCAATAAACCATTAAAAGATAAAATTCAAATGGATATGAGAGAGGCAAACTTGCTACCAAAGCAAGCAACACTAGACGTTTAAGAGGTTAGTATGAGTGACGAACATTCCAAATTGAAACACAGTAAGCGTCTTCATGACGACGAAGTGCACATTGAAAAACAAGTAAAGATAGCTAAATCTCACGGCATTACTATTAAAGAACCGCATAAGCTACACAAGCATCATGCTTTAGATTGTGGTAATCCAAAGTGTATTATGTGTGCTAGTCCTAGGAAAATATTCAAAGAGTTAACTATGCAGGAAAAATCTTTTAGCCAAACGGAGAAATGGAATGAGTGAAAGCAAATTTGAAGATTTTGATGCTGATGTTCCGTTTACAATTAACTATCAAAACATCATCTCTGATAAAAATATGTCACGCATAATTCGTTGTATGGCAGTTGATATGATGCAAAATCCGTATATGTCTATTGGCGATTTCTTCGTAAGACTAAACGATGAAGAAGTTCAATGTTTAATTGATCAATGCGAAGATGTAGAAGATCCTAAATTCTCCGAGATTGTATTAATGGCTGAGATGCTAGCGGTCGCTGAAGGATTAGAACAAGGTAATGAA